CAAACCACTCCTTGAAAGAAGGAAACATGGAAATTCCTCCTCGCATATCATCAAACACAGCATATTGCGCGTCCGGCATATCGCGCTGAAGGACTTGTCCTGACACCATTCCCATAATGTAGGCATGAGGTCCGAGGCTTCGTGCCCACAATGTCTTGCCAAGTCTACTAGGACCATAGAGGACCAGACTCTTTCTCCTAACTGCTTAGTCAGCGCCAAGCCCCAAACTGAGATCTATTCCAGCGTCCCCGAGTGCAGGTGATAGCACGAGCCCCCCTCCGGGGGACGAGGCCCCATGGCCGAGAGGGGCCGTGCGTTTCACCGGAACGACGGACAAGATGCACTTACCTACGAGATCATCCTCAACAAGTTCTCTTCCCCATCTAGCCAGCTCAGGTACCATTCCAAGCTCAAATTCGAGCCCAGAGGGACCCACATAGGGTTCATGCTTGATTGCGTAGGTGGCGTCTGCGTACCGGTTGAGTTCGGACCATTTGGTGACGAGAGTCTTTGGATCCAGTTGCCGTAGCAGGTCAAAAAACTCTTCTCGACTTTCTGCGCCGACAATCTCGCGCCATTTATCCGGAGTTGAAGGAAGTCCACCTCCGCTCGGCCTCTCCAAGCCCCCTGCAACAATGAGTCCATCCTTTGTCGCATAATCCCAACCTTCTCCCGGACGTCCACGAGATGGGACAATGTTTGGGTGGTTGCCATTGACATCAAAGAAATCGGATCGTCGGGACTGCTTCTTTCGTCCGAAATCGCAGAAAACATGGAGATGAGTACCTCCATCAGCGTGATCTTCTCGTCCAATGATACACTCAGCTCCAAGAGACGAGATATGGTCGAGAACGGCCCATTCAGAAAGGTCCCCAGACTGACTGTAAGTGAGGAGGACATAGCGTGCGCTGAAAACGAAAGTGGTCATGTGGTGTAACCTCGAGGAACCTGGGCAAACTAATATTATAGCCCAGGTGACGGGTGACACCCCAACTATAAATACCCGTCTCCTCCTCACTTGATTTCAAATCAATGTCCGCAAACTCCACTAAATCCGATGGCTTATCTCCGCAAACGCCGATACACCCGACGCAGGTATGGTTCGTCCAAGGCAAGGAGAACAACCGGGCGTTCCGCACGGCCCTATCGCTCCACCGGGAGAACGCGACGCTACACCCGCAAACGGGGGATGTCGAAGAGAAGTATCCTAAACACGACGTCGACAAAAAAGCGTAACGGCATGCTCTCTTGGTCCAACACGTCCTCCACCGGCGCATCTCAGACAGTTGCTGTTCAAACTGCATACATCAATGCTACCCAATCAGGGTGGTTTGTCTTTACCCCGACCGCTATGAACCTCAGTGCTAATGGTGGTGGGGCCAACTTGTCGATCAACACTGCCGAGCGAACTGCGTCCACTTGCTACATGCGGGGGTTCTCGGAACATCTCCGGGTCCAGACCTCGTCCGGCATTCCATGGTTTCACCGGCGCATATGCTTTACCCTTCGCGGCGCAACGGCGTTCAACAATTTTTCTACCACGGATACGCCCACTCAGACCAATCTGAATTACGTTGACACTAGTAACGGAATGGAACGGCTCTGGATGAACCTTACGGTGAATGCGTCCGCCAACACTATCACCGCGCAGAAGTCCCTCCTCTTCAAGGGTGCAGAAGGTGCTGATTGGAACGACCCCATCCTCGCACCCGTCGACACCACCCGTGTGGACCTCAAATATGACAAGACCTTCGTCTACAGGTCAGGAAATGCCTCTGGCACACTGAAAGAAAAGAAGATATGGCACCCTATGAACAAGAATTTGGTCTACGGCGACGACGAGTCAGGAGAAGGCATGACAGACACGTATTACTCCACTTTTGCCAAGCCGGGCATGGGAGACTACTTCATTGTCGACATCATGCAAGCTGGCGTGGGTGGTGGCACAGGAGATATTCTCAACGTTTTTTCTAACTCTACTCTGTATTGGCACGAAAGATAGGCTCCTGCAGCTCAACGAAAATACAGTTTGCTTCCAACCAATCAATGTCCCCGTAAATGAGATCAATGCGCCCTTTAGGCGTTCGATCAGTGATGTCTGCCTTGAGCTGGTCCCGCGGATCGGCATTCGCTAACCAGATGCATGGCTTGCCCCACTTGATCTGCACAGGATCTCGGTACAGAGCTTTGACTGTAACCACAGACTGCGCCCCAAACCACTCCTTGAAAGAAGGAAACATGGAAATTCCTCCTCGCATATCATCAAACACAGCATATTGCGCGTCCGGCATATCGCGCTGAAGGACTTGTCCTGACACCATTCCCATAATGTA